ACAACCCCGACCTTCCTCGAGAACATGGCGCTGGTAGCTGAACTGTGGCCGAAGTTTCAGATGGACAAGGCGCTGCGCGACATTGTGTACGAGAAGTGGCAGGCGCTCCACCAGGACAAACTCCGCGACTGCATCCGCCAGCACCGCCTCGAGCGTGACTCGAAGCCGGACATCGCCGCGATCCACAAGAAGTACTGCGCGATCACCGGGCAGGACCGGCCGACGAACATCCCGGACGCCTCGCGCACGCGCCGGCAGGCCGACCGATGCATGGGACCGACGCCCGAGGAGCTCGAGGAATGGGAAGCGTGGGCCGAGGAACTGCTCGCCACCGCAAGCGACGCCGAGATCCGCGAGGTCCACGAACGGCTCGGGCTCACGTTCACGGCGCGACGGTTCCTCGCCATCGCCGTCGAGTACTGCCGGAAGAATCCCCCCTTGATTCGTTGATACGCTGGCGTATACTGCCCGCTCACCCCTAACGAGAGGAACTCACATGGCTTGGTATGCAATCGTCTGGCGCGAAGATACGCCTCGCACGTGCTCGATCAACGTCCCGAACTTCAACAAGTGGTGCGTGGACAACGAAGAAACGCTGTTCGTCAAACTGGGAATCCGTGGAGACAATTTGGCCACGCGACTTGTCTACGAGTGGAATCGCACCTGGGGCGATGGCATCCCAGCCTTTGAGGCGGACGGCCGGAGCCGTATCAAGGCCGTGTCAAACGAGTACTACGCTCGAGTCGGCGTCGTGCCCGAGCACGAAGCGCCGAAGATGGAATACTTCGGGGACGGCGAATGGTGGTGGCATTACGGCGACAAGGAAGATGGCACCGCCAAGCACCGCACCGTGCTTGCCATCGTTCAGGCCGATGACGTGGTGAAGGCCACCAAGCACGCCGAGGAGCTGATGGACGAGTGGTCCGAAACCGTCGAACAGTACGACACAGACGAGTGGAACAGCGACCGCCGAGGCATGCGGACCCAGTACGAGGAGTTCCGCGAGTGGGTGCACGAGAAGGCCGGCATCATGCCGCCCGAACCTGAACCCGAAGCAGGCTGAACACAACGCCGTCTCCACGAAACGCCGTAGGCAAAAATCTGCCTGCGGCGTTCTCGTCGGTAGACTGCGCGCATGGCGCGGCGAAAGAACCCGATCCTGCTCGCCAACCTCGATGACTGCCTCCTCGGAGTCATGTACCCCAAGGCCACCGAACGAACGGGTATACCCGTCGCCGTATACAGCGCCGACATGATCGCCGCACGGCTGCGCGACAACCACAACCTCACCCTCCCCGAAGCTCGCGCCTTCGTCACCGACAACATCGAAACCAACGAAATGGGACCAGGAACCCCGCGCCTCATCTGGGCAGCAACCAGCGAGGATTTCGGGCAGTGCGTCAACCCATGACGGTATACTGCGCGCAATGAATATCCGAACGTATGACGATTTCAAGGCCGCAGTCACCACGGCCGTGGAATCGAAGGGCGAAACCCGGTGCTCCGTCGCACGACGCCTCGAGCAGCAGGGCGCCCTCCGCGCACATACCGTCATGTGCCTCCTGTCCACCGCCCCCGTCATCGGCCGGCGGAAGCCGTCGTTCGACTCCGTCCTCAAGCTCGCAGACGCCGCAGGGCTCGAACTCACCCTCACCCCCAAGGAACATCGTGCCGAGTAAGTCACCCGCCCAGCGCCGCCTCATGGCCGCAGCCGCACACTCCAAGGCGTTCGCCAAGAAGGTCGGCGTGCCCATGTCCGTCGCCAAGAAGTTCAACCGCGCCGACGCCCGCAAGTCCAAGGCCCGGAAGCAGAAGTGACGCGCCTCGTCGCCTACGGCGAGAACGGGCGCCGGGTAGGGGAAAGCCACCACCATGCCACGATCCCGCAAGCCATCGTCGATGAAATCCGCGAACTCCACGAAGACCACGGATGGGGCTACCGCCGCATCGCAAAGCACCTCGGCCTCGCCTGGTACACCGTCGCCAAGATCGCGAAGTACCAACGCCGCGTCGCCGTCCCCCGCCGATGGGAGCGCATCCCCGAAGCGCAAGATGGGCCGGCCAAGGCTTGAGAAGGCACCGGAACCCGTTGCGGCGGCAGTACTTGAATGGCTCACAAAGGGCCGCACGCTGCTTGCGTTCTGTGAGCAGGCAGGCGCGCCCGACAGGCAGACCATCATGAACTGGGTGGACGCCGACCCAGAGTTTGCTCGGCACTACAAGGCCGCCCGGGAGAAGGGCCAGGAGGCCGCGCTCGAGCGGTGCGAGGAGATCGCCGACATCGAGCCGGAAACGCCCGTGCAGGCCACCTGGCGCAAGTACCAGATCGACACCAAACTCAAGATCCTCCGCATGACGAACCCCGCCAGATATGCCGAAAAGGTGTCCGTGGATCATGCTGGCGGCATCACCCTGAACGTCATCACGGGCGTCCCGGATGCCGACGAAGGCTGAAACCGTCACGCTCGGGTACGTCCCGCGCACGTGGCAGCGCAAGTGCCACAAGGAACGCAGGCGGTTCACGGTCCTCGCCCTGCACCGCCGTGCCGGCAAGACGGAGCTCGCCATCATGCAGCTCCTCAACGCCGCCCTGAAGTTCACGGGCGACCTCGGGTTCTTCGTCTATACCGCGCCGTACCTCAAGCAGGCCAAGGCCATCGCCTGGGCGCGTTTGAAGCAGAAGATCGACCCGTTCATCCGCACGGGCGCCGTGGACGTCAACGAGGCCGACCTCGCCGTCACGTTCAAGCACAACAAGGCCACGATCCGCCTGTTCGGCGGCGACAACCCCGACGCCCTGCGCGGCGTGCGTTTGGACGGGTGCGTCATCGACGAGGTCGCCCAGATCAAGCCCGAAGTCTGGAACGACATCATCCAGCCAGCCCTCTCCGACCGCAAGGGCTGGGCCATGTTCATCGGGACGCCCGCAGGCATCAACCTGTTCAGCGAGTTGTACTACCGCGCCAGCACCCTGCCCGACTGGTATGCGGCGCGGTACACGGTCCACGACACCGACGCCCTCGACGCCGACGAGGTGGCCCGCCTCGAGCGCGACATGCCCGAGCAGGCGTTCGCTCGCGAGTACCTGTGCGACTTCAGCGCCGCAGGCGATGACCAGCTCATCAGCCTGTCCGACGCGGAAAGCGCCGCCGAGCGCCAATACCCAGACGGCGACGTGATCGACGCCCCGCTCGTCATCGGCGTGGACCCGGCACGGTTCGGCGATGACCGCAGCGCCATCGTCCTGCGGCAAGGGCTCCGCATGGAGAACCCACGAATCTATACGGGCATCGACAACATGGCGCTAGCGGCGGCAGTCGCCAACGTCATCGAGGAGCGCGACCCGGACGCCGTGTTCATCGACGCGGGAGCCGGCGCGGGCGTGATCGACCGTCTGCGGCAACTTGGCTACGAGGTGACCGAGGTGCCGTTCGGCGGCAAGGCCACGTTCCCGAACCTGTTCGTGAACAAGCGCACCGAGATGTGGTGGGCCATCAAGGAATGGATCGACCAGGGCGGCGCGATCCCCGACCGCACCGACCTGAAGCAGGAACTGTCCACCCCGCTGTACTGGTACGACAACGTGGGCAAGCGCGTCCTCGAGTCAAAGGACGAGGTCAAGAAGCGGCTTCAGGGCGGCGGAAGCCCGGACATCGCCGACGCGCTCGCGCTCACGTTCGCGTACCCGGTTGCCAAGATGCTGCCTCGAGAGGTGCGCGAGAAGCTGTCGCCGCGCCGCGAGGATCACGACCCGTACGAGGACATGTGAGTACCCGTAACGACTAGCGAGAGGAATACAGTCCGTGAGCATCATTCGCCACGCCACCGAGCAGGACATCGACGCATTGACCGCAATGGCCCGCGAGTTCCTCGCCTACAGCGCGTACGGCACGATGATCGCGCCGTCCGACGATGACATCCGTGCCGGCCTCCGGGCCGTGCTGACGGCCGGCGTCGTGTTCGTGGCCGAGGTCGGCGAACGCATCGTCGGGGCCGTGGTCGGCGTCGTGGCGCCCATGTGGTTCGCGCCGAGCGTCACGGCCGCCGTCGAACTGGCATGGTGGGTGGACCCCGCGCATCGCATGACGCGCATCCCGTTCCGGCTCATGCACGCGCTCGAGGCGTGGGGCAAGGAGCGCGGCGCGCAGCTCATGTGCATGAGCGAACTCGTCATCGAAGGCACGACGCCCGTTGCAAAGATGCTCGGGCGCATGGGATACGTGAACACCGAACGAACGCACGTAAGGGAGATCTGACATGGCAGCGATTTCGTCCATCCTCGCAGGCATCGCCGCAGGTGCCGCAGCCGCAGGGACCGGGTACGCCATCGTCGCGGGCGAGCGTGGCGCGTCCATGCAGCAGCAGGCGATGGGAGAGCAGCGTCAGGCCCAGCAGGCCGCCGCCGCCTCGGCCCGTTCGCAGCAGCGACGTAGCCAGCAGGCGATGGCCGCCGCCAACCGCGCCGAACCCGATGTCGCCGGGATCATGGGACGCGCCGCGGCCGAAGGCGCCGGCGGCCCCGCCAGCACCATGCTCACCGGGCCGATGGGAGTGAACCCGCAGGATCTCCAGCTCGGGCGCTCGTCGCTCCTCGGAGGTTGACGTGAGCCAGTACACCGGAGACGCATCCTCGTACCCCAACGCGCCCACGCGGGATCGGCTGTTCACCCGCTGGGGCCAGCTCAAGAGCGAGCGCGCCTCCTGGTACGCACACTGGCAGGAACTCACGTCGTACATCCTGCCGCGCAACGGCCGCTACTTCGTGCAGGACCGCAACCGCGGCTACCGCCGGCACAACAACATCTACGACAACACCGGGACGCGGGCGCTCCGCACGCTCGGCGCCGGCATGATGTCGGGAGCCACGAGCCCCGCACGCCAGTGGTTCCGGCTCGCCACGCCCGACCCCGAGCTGAACTCGTTCACGCCCGTGAAGCTGTGGCTCGATGACGTGACCAAGCGCATGCAGCGCGTGTTCCAGAAGTCGAACACCTACCGCAGCCTGCACCAAATGTACGAGGAACTGGGGTGCTTCGGCACCGCGTCCTCGATCATGCTCCCGGACTTCCAGGACGTGATCCACCACTACCCACTGACGTGCGGCGAGTACTGCATCTCAACCGACGCCAAGGGCCGCGTCTGCACCCTGTACCGCGAGTTCGACATGACCGTCTCGCAGATGGTCAAGGAGTTCGGGCTTGAGAACTGCTCCGTGAGCGTGCAGAACATGTACCGCACGGGCAGCCTCGACCAATGGGTGCCGATCATCCACGCCATCGAGCCGAGGGCCGACCGCGACATCGGCAAGCGCGACAGCAAGAACATGCCGTTCGGGTCGTGGTACTTTGAGGTCGGCGGCGAGGACGGTCAGTTCCTGCGCGAGAGCGGGTTCATGCAGTTCCCGGCGCTGTGCCCGCGTTGGTCCGTGGTCGGCGGCGACATCTACGGGAACAGCCCCGGCATGGAGGCGCTCGGCGACATCAAGCAACTCCAGCACGAGCAGCTCCGCAAGGCGCAGGCCATCGACTACCAGACGAAGCCGCCGCTCCAGGTGCCGGCCGCCATGAAGAACCGCGACGTGGAGACGCTCCCGGGCGGGATCTCGTACTACGACGGCGCATCGAACGGGATCAAGACCGCGTTCGAGGTGAACCTCAACCTCCAGTACCTGCTGAACGACATCGTGGACTGCCGCGAGCGCGTCCGCGGAGCGTTCTACGCCGACCTGTTCCTCATGCTGGCGAACATGCCGAACACGCGCATGACCGCCACCGAGGTCGCCGAGCGCCACGAGGAGAAGCTCATCATGCTCGGGCCCGTGCTCGAGCGCCTGCACAACGAGCTGCTTTCCCCGCTCGTGGACATGACGTTCACGCGCATGATCTCGTCCGGCCTGATCCCGCCCGCCCCGCAGGAATTGCAGGGCATGGACCTGAACATCGAGTTCGTCAGCATGCTCGCGCAGGCGCAGCGCGCCATCGGCACCAACGCCGTGGACCGCTTCGTCGGCAACCTCGGCGCC